GAGATCGGGATGAGCAATCGTCAATGGAAATATGATGAATTTAATGATCTGGAAACAATCAATCAGTATCAGATCGCATTGAAGGCAGGAATGTCCAAAGAACAGGCATTGGAGATTGCAAGACATCACAGCAGAGACAATGCGAGAACACCAATGCAATGGAGTTCGGAAGAAAATGCAGGATTTTCAAAAGGAAAACCGTGGATGCCAGTTAATGAGAACTATAAAGTGGTGAATGTCGCAGAAGAAGAAAAAGAATTTACAGACAAAGACCTTAAAGCCCTAGAAGCATATTGCACGAACTATGCAAAGTGGCAGAAATGCGAACAGATCATAGATGAAAAAGGGTACAGTATGGAAGTGGGCGATAACGGATACGAGCAACAAAGACCAGAGGTAAGTATAGCAAACAAAGCACAGACAGAAATGAGAGCCTGGGCGAAAGAATTAGGATTAACACCAGCAGCGCGACAAAGAATGAAAGCAGAGAGCGCACAAGGCGAAAGCGGCATAGACGCAGAGCTGGAC